CTCCCGTACGTTATTCAGCTTTCGGAACATCTAAAGACAAAGTAGAAATCTTGTTTTCTAAGCCTTACGCAGTCGGAATGAAATACTATTCTTATCCTGACTATCAAGGTTCGCTTCCGTATGCACTACTTGAAGAAGAAATAGCTGATTACTTAATCAACGAAGTTCAGAACGGATTCTCAGGAACTAAAGTAGTTAACTTTAATAACGGAGTTCCTACTGAAGAACAGCAGTCAATGATCACTTCTAAGGTCATGAACAAGTTAACAGGTTCACGAGGTCAAAAAGTCATCGTTGCATTTAACGACAATGCAGAATCTAAAACAACTGTAGAGGATATTCCTTTAAACGATGCTCCAGAGCATTACACATACTTATCAGAGGAGTGTTTACGCAAAATTATGCTAGGTCATAACGTGACTTCTCCGCTGTTATTTGGAGTTGCTTCATCAAATGGATTCAGTTCAAACGCAGACGAGCTTAAAAACTCTGCTATCTTGTTTGATAACATGGTGATTCGTCCAATGCAAGAAGAGTTATTAGAAGCATTCGACACTATTTTAGCAGTTAACGGAATCAGCTTAAAACTATTCTTTAGAACGTTACAGCCTTTAGAGTTTGTAGACCTTGAAAACACGCAAACTGAAGAACAAGTTGCAGAAGAAACAGGAACAGATGGAACGGAATTAAGCTCACAAACAAACGCATTAATTGATTTAGGAGAAGATGTAGACCCTAGTTGGGTTTTAGTAGACGAAAAGCCTGTTGATTACGATACGGACGATTTAGAAAACGAGCTATTAAGTCAAGAACCTAAACAAAGCCTTTTAAGTAAAATCTATAACCTTGTTTCTACAGGCGATGCAAGACCTAACATAACAAGTAAGCAAGATAAAACAATTGACGGCGTTAAATTCGTTGTGAGATACAAATACGCAGGTGAATTAACAAAGAATCCTAGAGACTTTTGTACTGCTATGGTAAAAGCTAATAAGATTTATCGTAAAGAGGATATCGTTAAAATGGAGAATCAGGCAGTTAATCCAGGTTGGGGACCTAAAGGAGTAGATACTTATTCAATTTGGCTTTACAAAGGTGGAGGTAATTGTCACCACAGATGGAACAAACAAGTTTACGCTCAGTTTGAAGGTAAGGCTTTAGACATTCCAAACCAAAGACAAATAGCACAAGCGAAGGCTGCTAAATATGGCTACAAAGTTACCAATCCACAATTAGTTTCAACACGTCCTATTGATATGCCTAATCAAGGATTCTTACCTAAAAACGATTAATAATGGCAGAAGCACTATTCATAACACGCGAAGACATCGTAAAATTCACTGCACTAAACGGAAACGTAGACACGGATAAGTTTATTCAGTTTGTTAAAATCGCACAGGATATTCACATTCAGAATTACTTAGGTACAAAGCTATTCCAAAAGTTACAAGCGGACATTATCGCAGGAACTCTTACAGGTAACTATCAAACGTTGGTTGTTACATACGTTAAGCCGATGTTGATCCATTGGGGAATGGTTGAGTATTTACCTTTTGCAGCTTACACAATCGCAAACAAAGGAGTTTACAAACATTCATCCGAGAACTCTGAAAACGTAGATAAAAACGAAGTGGACTATCTATTGGAAAAAGAACGTAACATTGCTCAGAACTACACACAGAGGTTTATTGACTACATGAGCTTTAACCAACCGTTGTTTCCTGAGTATCGTTCAAACAAGAACAACGACATCTTTCCTGATTCAATGAACAATCACACTGGCTGGTATATATGAGAAAACGGATTAAGCTAGGTAATTACAAACCTAAAGAAACTAATGTGGAGAAGCTTCGTGTTTTTCTAGCTAAACTAAATAAAAATGAAGTACCTAAATGAAAACTAAACTATCTCTGCTCGTTTTTTCGGTGCTTACAATTCTTACCCCTGTTAAGCCACTTGTGATTATCGCAGTTCTATCAATCATCTTAGATACGTGTTTTGGCATTTGGCGTTCAGTTAAAAAATCAGGATGGAAATCAATTCGTTCCCGTAGACTATCTCACACGATTTCTAAGACACTTCTTTACTCAGGTGCGATAGTATTTGTGTTTCTGTTAGAAAAGTACGTTATAGCCGATATTTTAGCACATTTCATTGCGATTGATTTATTACTTACAAAAGCGTTTACTTTCTTCTGCGTTTACACGGAAATAAAAAGTATCAACGAAAGTTACTTCTCAGTTACAGGAATCAACGTATGGGACAAGTTCAAATCATTTGCAAAAAGAAGTAAAGAAACCTTAGACGATTTAAAATGACACTAATAGAAAAGTACGTTAAGTTTACTAAGAAATGGGAAGGCGGATTAAGTCGTGATAAATCAGATTCAGCATCTAGCTATCCATGTCCAACTCCTTACAAGGGAAAAACGGGATATCACACGAACGCAGGAATAACTTATAAAGCATGGGTAAGTTTCTTTGGAACTGATAACGATGCAAGATTTTATTTAATGAATGCTGCTGACTGGTTTACGATATTTAAGAAAGGTTATTGGGATGGCGTTAGAGGTGACGCTTATAATTCTCAGAACATTGCAATATTCGTTACTGGTATGGCGTGGGGATCAGGAGTTAAACAAGCGTCTAAATCTTTACAAATAGCAATCAATCATTGTGGATTACTTTGCACAGTAGACGGAATCATAGGAACAAAAACAATACTACTAGCTAACTCAATTGAACCTAAGAAACTATTTGACGCATTAACTGCTGAGAGAGAGAGATTTTTCTATGCAATTGGAACGGGTAAAAACGCTAAATTCTTGACAGGATGGTTAAACAGATTAAACGATTATCGCTATACATTTCGACCTTAATTATTTTAGGTTCGTGTTCCGCTCATTATCACGTTATACGTGCAATCAAAAAAGGTTACGTTTGTGATGAAACTAGCGACACAATACAAGTTTCGACAATAGACTCAATTCCTTACGTTTTAAGGGACTCAATTTATTGGGAGAAGGTAATCGTTCAGAAAGATACGATAGTTCGTTACAAGGCTTCTTTCGTGCCTAAAACACGATTTCTGACACGTATTGAATACAAGTACAAGACGAAATACATAAAAGCGGAAGCTCAGAAGGTAAAATATCAAAACAAATACATAACCAAGTACAAGACTCGCTGGTTATTTGTCATCATTGCATTTATCGTAGGATTCCTAGTTAGGTTATCTATAAGTGAAACCTTCCGAAGTAGGTTAAAACTTCTCACTAAACTTTAAGCATGAGTAGAAACAAAGGTGGTAGACCTATCGTTAGTCAAGGAGTTCCTAGAGTTCGTTTGAATCCAGAAGAATATGAGTTGATTAATCAGTTCAGAGCAATTAAAAGAGAATCCAATGAGTTAGGTTTAAACGATGAAGATGTAAAACACGGATGGTTAAAGTCTAAAAACGCATCATTATTCTTCAAAAATCCGAACTTTAAAGAAGCTGAGGAGGTAAATTACAAGGAACTACAGGAATCTATCTTGCAAGACATTCGTGATTTTAAACCTGAGTACCCGACTATCTTTAGAAATCCATCCACAGATGGACACTTATTAGTAGTTGATCCTGCAGATATCCACATCGGCAAACTTTGTCAAGCATTTGAAACAGGCGAAGACTATAACAATCAAATAGCAGTAAAACGAGTAAAAGACGGAGTACAAGGAATCCTAGACAAGTCAACAGGATTTAACATTGACAAGATTTTGTTTATTGGAGGTAATGACATATTACACATTGACACTCCAAAACGAACAACAACCGGAGGAACGCCACAAGACACAGACGGAATGTGGTACTCTAATTTTCTAATTGCAAAACGGCTTTATGTTGATATCCTTGAAACTCTGCTTGCTGTCGCTGACGTGCATTTTACTTTTAATCCATCTAACCATGACTACACACACGGATTTTTCCTTGCAGATGTCATTAAAACTTGGTTTAAAGATTGTGATAATATTACTTTTGATTGCTCTATTGCTCATCGTAAAGGGTTTTTATATGGAAAGAATCTAATCGGAACAACTCACGGAGACGGAGCAAAAAACGAACACTTACCTTTGTTAATGGCTACCGAGTTTCCACACGAATGGAGCTTATCTAAACACCGTTACGTTTACACCCATCACGTTCATCATAAGATGTCTAAAGATTATGTAGGAGTTACTGTTGAATCGTTACGATCACCTTCAGCAACGGACTCATGGCATCATAGAAATGGATATCAACACGCTCCAAAAGCAGTAGAAGGTTTCCTACATCACAAAGATTTCGGACAAGTTGCTAGATTAACTCATATATTTTAGTACATTTGCCATTCATAGTTAGATTGTTTTTGTATTTAAGAGGGTTAGCAGCAATGTTAACCCTTTTTTCATGCTATAACCTTATAGCGAACCCCCATTCGTAAGGCTATAACCTTAATAAATAGCACCTATCACCATTCTACAAATAATTGTGTCGCATATTTAGTAGATATTTGCGACATTATATTAAAATATTTGTCCACTTTTTTGTCACATAAACTGGACATAAACGGTTTGATTTCGATTATCTGCAAAAATTTTACCCTTGTTCTGTTACAAGAATGTAACATATTTACCTTTGTTTTGTTACAAACATTTGCCACTATTTCAATTTATTGTCTGTAATTTGTGGAAAAATTCATGCAGTAACGTGTCTTATAATGGAAAAAAACCAGACGTTTTGTACCTTATAACGTATAATTAAGCGTTTTTCCTTTACATTACGTAGTTTTCACGTATAATTTCTATGCTCGAAAAAAAATAATTGTAAAAAAAATTAAAATAATTGTTCATAACTGAAACCTTATGTTTATATTTGCATATAACTAATTCAAAAACGCTATGAAAAAACAAGAAATGATTCAAATTATGATTGCAGAGGAAAAGCAATTATGGAAAGAAATGATGGAATGTATTGATAAACTAGGTATGCGTGACCCTTTAACAGACATCGCAGTATCTAGGTGGTCATCAGTTAATAAACTAGTTTGTAAATTAAGAGGAATATGAAAACTTTAAACGAAACACAAAAAGACTTTTTAGGTGGTGCGATTGCATTTACATTATTTTGGCTTGTAATGGGATATTTTACCGCTACGCAACCAATACACATAAAAACGGATAAAGTCCCGCAAATCGTACAGAAACACGTTCAATCACCTGTACTAGAGAAATACGGAGAGTTAATTACTAAAAACAAATAACTATGAACAAGTTCGAGATAACAGATTACAAGATGCTTCCTTTTCAAATGGAGATTGAATACGTATACGAAGAATACTACTACACGGTTCTTTGCGACTTTCAATGGTCTGATGAATGTACAAGCCACTATATTGATTTTACTATTACTCCTTTGCATGGTA